CCTTTTTTTGAGCCAATTGGAGAACAACGATGAATATTGAGTGCATTACCCACCGCGAAGGCGGCTCCCGTGTTGACATTGATGGTGTCGAATACCACTTTGAACCACTTTCCGACGGCTGCCATGTCGCAGACGTTGAAGAACCAAAACATCAAGACCGATTCCTTGGGCTGAGTGAAGGCTACAAGCTGTACCGCGGCGAATTGAGCCCCGTCGGCAAGCCCGCCAAGCTTGGCCTACCCGTTGTGAACGACAAGGCTGACCTGCGCCGTCAGGACTCAGTTGTCGCACGCACGCTGTACGGTAGCTCTGCGCACGAATCCAGCTACGAGATCGGTGGCAAGACATACCAGCTAGGCGACGTAGTTTTGCGCGCCTTTGAATCGTCGAAGCTGACCGCTGAAGAGTGGAACGAGCTAGAAGAGGAAGAGCGCAATGCCAAGATCGACATTGCACTGGACGAGCTTGCTGAAGAGGAAGATGCGGGAACCGTGAGCAAGGCCGATGACAGAGAGTCCCTGTCCGCTGAGTACAAGGCCAAGTTTGGCAAGGCACCGCACTACCGCATGACCGCTGAAAGCATCAAGGCGGCACTGGCTGAGTAAAACCCATGATACCAGTCCAAGACATCATTGATCGCGTTACCGACCTCCTGCTGGATAAGGAGCGCGCGGACGATAATGCCCGCTGGACTGATGCGGAACTACTCCGCTGGGTGAACGACAGCCGAATGGCGATACTGACACGCCGACCAGTGGCATGCTCCAAGATCGCCAACTTCACACTTGTGGCAGGCACATACCAGTCCATCCCCTCCGATGGCACCCAGCTTCTGGATGTCATTCGGAACATGGGCTCGGATGGCCTGACACCTGGGCGCTCTATCCGCCGAACCGATAGACAGAACATCGACGACCATGACCTGTACTGGCACTCCGCCACGCAGAGCGCTGAGATCAGCCAGTTCACATACGACGACCGCACGCCCAAGAATTTCTTTGTCACACCCCCTGCAATCGCCGGGACGAAGATCATGGGCTCATACGCTGCAATCCCCGCTGCAATTACGGCGACCACCGACAATCTGGACATCGCGCTTGAATATCTCGACGCCGTGGTGAACTACGCATGCTTCCGCGCCAAGAGCAAAGACAGCGAGTATGCCAATGCAGCCGAGGCCGCTGGATTCTATGGCGCGTTCAATGACGCACTAGGCCAGACACAGCAGGGTCAAAGCGCCAACTCACCCAACCAACCCGGCAATAGTGTCTAGCATAATGAGCGCACTCGACTTATTCCTACCAGAAGTTCGGCCATGGGCACCTGGCGTACCAGACACCACCGCATTCAAGGCGCTGCGAAGTGCGGCCATTGAGTTTTGCGAGCGCACCAAACTCTGGAAATACGAAAGCACTACGGCTGTACTTGCCGCAAACCCAGCAACAAGCACCATCGTGACGCCTGCAGGCTCTGCCGTTCAAGACATTGAAGTGGCGCTATTCGATGGCAATGAACTGAAGCCAAAGGGCACGCGCGACCTCGACGACATTCTGCCGGGCTGGCGCACTGGTGACGTTGGCACTGGACTGCCTCAGTACATCACCCAGATTCAGCAGGACACACTGACGCTTGCACCGGCACCATACGCCGACGGCTCCCTGTACCTATGCCTGCGCCTGAAGCCTAGCCAGTCCACGCTTACCCTGCCAGACTTCCTATCCAACTACGCCGAGTGCATCGGCTGGGGCGCGCTGGGCCGACTATTGACCGTGCCTGGGCAGTCCTACAGCAACCCTGAATTGGCCACGTACTACACCACCAGGTTCATGTCGAAGCTGGATGTCTTGTCGATCAAGAGCACAGTTGGCCAGCAGAACGCACGCAAGCGCACCAAACCCTCTTTTTATTGAACTGAGACGACCACATGACCAGACTGATGCAATTCGCCAACAACGCCACGTCCAGGCTGGCCGCTACGATGTCTGCAGTCGGGACTACTGTTACCGTAATCCCCGGCGATGGAGCAAAGTTTCCAACCTTGACAGCAGGCCAGTATTTCATGGCCACGCTCATCAAAGCTGACGGCAGCAAGGAAGTGGTCAAGGTCACAGCCCGCGCCAGCGACACTATGACGATTGTGCGCGCCGCAGAAGCCGTTGGCGGTATTCAGACAGCCTACTCATTCAATGCAGCGGATCGCATCGACCTGCGCCTTACGGCTGGCGAACTGGCCAGCGAGCTTGACCGACTGGACCGCCATGCGCTGACTGGCGTGCTGAATAAGTCAGCCAACTACACCGCGGTAGAGGCCGACGCATCAAACCTAATCCGTGTTGATTCAACGGCTGCAGCTTGCACGATCACGCTGCCACAAATCAGCACTCTGACAGAAGACTTCATCATTGCCGTGTCCAAAGTGAGCGGTGACAACAATGCCGTCTACATCGCCGGATCTGGCGGCAACACCATCAACGGAGCAACGCCCTACGCCCTTGTATCGCAATGGCAGGGCGCATGGCTGGTGGCAGACCGCTCTACCAACACATGGACTGCCGTTAGCTCTGGCATTGGCTCCAGCTTCATTTTCGTTGACAAGTTCACTGGCACTGGCGCGCAGACGGCATTCACACTGACTGCAGGCGTTTACAGTTCCAACCAAGTTGACGTGACGATCTCTGGCGTGACGCAAAACCCCGGCATTGACTACACGGCGACCGGTACCACGCTGACATTCACCACGGCACCACCCAACACAACCGTGATCTTGGCGCGCTACACGCAGTCTGCGCCACAAGTGACAACGGGAACCTGCACAATCGAGCGCCAAGTGGCAACGCTGGGACAGACAGGATTTGCGCTGGCCAATGGCTACATCCCAGGCTCCAACACCATGCAGGTGTTTGTGAATGGCCTGCTGCTGTCTCTTGGCATTGACTACACCGAGACTGGAGCAAACTCCGTTGCATTCACATCCGGCTTATCCGCTGGTGACGAAGTTCAGTTTGTCGTGTACGGAAAAACTGTATCTGCAGCCGACTCTGGAAATGTTGCTTACACCCCCGCTGGAACTGGTGCGGTTGCTACTACGGTGCAGAGTAAACTGCGCGAGAGTGTGAGCGTTAAGGACTTTGGGGCCGTTGGGGATGGGGTAACGGATGATACTGCTGCTATTCAGGCCGCTATTGATTATGCAGGAACTTTTGGTGAGCAAACAGAACTAATCATACCTGCTGGACGCACCTATATGCTTGATGTTGGTTCGCGCACTGGAATTGCAGCAGGTGTTGCCGGGCTAGTCATGCGCGACTATGTGACTCTGGTAATCAATGGAACACTAAAAGCAAAACCTAGCATTTATGGGCCGGGTACGTTGAGTTCGCTAATTAAGTCGCCCGACATTGGAAACAGTCACATCGGCATAAAGGGTTCTGGTTGTGTTGACGGAAACCGTGACAACCAGCTTACAAGCCCTCAGTGTGACAACATTCATTTGAGAGCGGTTTACCAAGTAAGAGTTAGTGAGATTAAATCTATAAATGCTAATGGCAATGGTATTCTCATTAACAAAGCCGTTGGCGGGGCAAACCATGTCGATGTCTCTATCGCAAACACAATAGTAGCTGGGTGTAACATGATAGGCATTCAGGTTTCGCACACCGCTGCAAACTTAGTTATCGCTAACAATCTCGTAACGGAGTGCTACGATAACTGCATTGATGTTTACAACGAGAACGGAACGACAGAACCAAACCCTGGCCTTATAACAATTATTGGCAACACGGTTGCAAATGGACTTGTAGGCATCTTCCCAGAAACAACACAAAACTGCTCAGTGGTTGGTAATACTATTGGAGGTTGCTCATGGTCTGGCATCACTACAAACCGCATTAACGGCGCTCCAGGAAATGTCGTAATATCTGGAAATACCATTTATAACTGCCCAAACGGAATCATTGGGTCAGGGGATACCAACGGTGTTTTAATCACATGTAATGCAATTTCTGCATTCAGTGCTACGGGCATATTGTTGACCGGAATTACAGTATCTTCTTACACTGTACACGGTAACGTTTTTAGTCCATCAACCACTACGACACCAATCATTACGGTGAGTGGCACAACTTTGGCATGGAATCAAGTTTTTAATAATGTCTGCAACGACAATTTACACGACAGTGCTTATGGTCTTGTCACTTCTGGGGCTATAGCGGGAAGCACTTTTGAGCCTATTATTTATTCCGCACAAATCAGGCCAGTGAAAACATCAAACGCAGGTGGAACTACGTCTGGTGGAACTTTAACGATTGTCGCACCTGCAAACGCAGCAGGTAAATTAGTAGTCAAGTCTAGCTCTGGCGGCTCGTGGGAGTCAGTATGGTCTGGTAGTTTTATTTCTAATGCCTCAAGAGTAAGCGTGGCACAAGAATCTACTGCTTTTACTGCACCAGGGAACAGTGTTGCAAGTGTTGTTGGCAGCGCTTCTACATTGAGCATCACTGTCACATGGACTGCTACTGGTTCAGGTGGTGATTATGCATATTGGATTGAGTACCTATGACCAACCAAACCACTTACACCCTATTAGCAACTTCGCTAATCATCTTCTGGTCAACCGTTGCGGTAATCGTATGCAAACTTTAATCCAACTCCTAAAATCCCGTACCATCGTCTTTGCAATCCATGGCCTAACAACCTAACCAACTCCTGAGATATGAACCCATACAGCCGACGCAGCACCGATAACAGGGTAGGTGATATTGAA